GTGCCGAACTTGGAAACATGACAGTCGCCCGACAGGCCCCCGACACAGATCAACTGCCAGGACTTGCCCCAACGAGAAATCCGGGGCAACTGCTTATGCGCCCGTGATGTTCTCCCCGTGCCCCCAGAGGGGGGCGAGGCCCAACTGCCTAGTCACTCACCACAGACCCCACCCTAGACGCGCAGGCGATCCGGGACAGCTCTATGGCGAGGGCTGATGGGGGGTCAATGGCTCCAACTCTGGCAAAACACCCCCAAATTGATGATGCAGTGCATTCATCCATGCCAGAACTGGTTCGCCTGGCCACAGGTGCGCCAGATTCAGAAGGGTTAGCATGGCAAGCGCATTGCTGTTCATGGCCACCCCCGCCAGAAGCGCGCCCGGGTAGCCATTTAACTGCCTTGCCAAGGGGTGAATCCCGGCATGGAGATAGGAGTTCAAGCCGACATAAAGGCATTGTCTGGCTCTGCCCAACAACTGTGATGCTCCTCGGGGCCCAGAGGACTCAAGCTTTACGAGCATGTCCTGAACGCCAGGGAGCCTCTTTGCCGCTTGCTGACTCTCCAGAGTCAGGGGCGCAAGAAGCTTCTCGATGTCGGTGTCGGTAGCTGCATAACATGCCCAGGTTGCACGCACGAGGGCCTCATACTGGGACCGGACCAGCGAGATTGCTGACTGGGGCAGAGTAGCGATCAGGGACTGTACTGCCACGGCGTGATCAAGGGACATCTGGCAAAGTGCCGCCACCGCCGTCGATCTTCGGTCACGTCCATGCTCTATCTCCATCCAAGCGGCTCGAATTTCACCCAAGAGCTCTAAGGAGCCCTCCAGCACAGACGCCCGATCCTGGTCAGCCGATTGAGGCACAAGTCATCCTAGAATCGTGATCTGCAGGCAAGAGTAACGGCTCGTCCATCGGGCAAAGCCCTCAGTTGGCCGGCTGGGCTGCAGCATCTGTTAGCCGGTAATCTCTGCATTGCATCATCCGTGCATCAGCAATTTCTGCGTTGCGTCAGTCGCAAGTCAAATTTTTCTGCAATGGACCGTCTTGCACTGAAATTTTATTCCTCAAAAGCTGAAATCTCTGCAATGGCACCCTAAGAATGTCTGCGATGAACAGCGTTCTGGTCCGCGCGCGATTGCTTCCTATATTGCAACCATACGCTCAGCCAGCCAACCGCCGGGATCCATGATCGCGCGAGCGGACGATCCCGGTCGCAAATGGCTGGCTGCCGTCACTCTCGTGGCTTTGAGCGATCAAGGGGAGCAGTCTGGCCCACGTGTCGAACAGAAGCCTTGGATCTTGGTGGATCAGAAGCGAAACCCGCAGCGCATCTTCCATCGCCTTGAGGTAGCCGCGGCGTATCTCAAGTGCGTTCTCGCAAGCATTGGGGCGACCAAGAATTTGTGTGATCGCGGAGGCCATAGCAGTCTGGACAGGAGGGGAGGGGAAGGCGATAGTCTGCAAACGTCTAGACGATCCCGCAATGAGCATCCTCAACGTTCTCCTCACTCGTGACCACCTCGTCGTCGCAGCGGATACCCTGGCAGAGGATGCTCTCACAGGGGCGTATTCCGCGGGGGCAAAGCTGCTGCTGATCCCTCAGCACAACGTAGTGCTTGCTGCGCGCGGGTCTACGCAATTCTTCCTCCGCATCTACGAGCTTGCACTGCAGGCCAGCTTCCGCGCAGATTTCACAATAGAACAGCTATCTGCCGAGCTAGGGCTGGTGGTGGACCAACTCTGGCCGAACTTTGAGAAAGCGGTTAGCGAAGCGGGATTGCCGATCGAGCAACTCGGGACCGAGTTGGTGCTTGGTGGATGGTCGTTGAAGAACGGCCGGATGATGGCCACGGCGTATGCGAAGAGTGACAGCCGGCGCCCTTGCGTTGTCCAGCCGATCGGGGGGCAGATGGCGTCGCCGGGCGAACCGCTCCAGGCCGCGACCCCTAGCATGGCCCAGGTGGATCTGCTGGCCCATGCGCGTCTCCAGGTCAGCTACCTCAATGGGCAATTGGGCCGGAAAGTAGCAGGAGGTCGACTGCTAGTTGGGTTTCTGCAGAAGGGGCAAGCCCTGCTCAAGGATCTAGGAGAGATCTAGGTCGCGGGAGTCAAATACGCTAGGGGCTGAAATCGAAGTTCAGGTCTGGCCCTAAGGCAGAAGGCCAAAGCAGACCAAGGTCGTCCGTGGATTTGGGATGTTTATCGAGGGCAGGGTGGATGTCCGCTTCTGGCCGGAAGCGGACATTGGGCGGCGACCGGCCCGGTGATGGCATCCGCCTTCGACCCAAAGCGGGCATCGTTCTCGACACACCTGAGTTGATCCGTACTCCAAAGCCTGTTTCCGCTACCCCTTGTAGTGCTCGACGTAGAGCCCCAAAGCTGCCAACGACGCATACACGGCGGACCCAGCGTTGGTCGCGTACAAGGCAAAGGGAACCGGAGGATCGCAGGGAACTGTTGCGATGAACCACGGAGCTGAGCTCGTCAAGCTCGTCCTAGGTGATGTGAGGAATCCTAGCTCCCTACGCATACCTAGCGCCTCGCGGACGTACGCCTTGTTCCAGCCGCCAGTCTTGCACGAGACCCCAAGAAGTAACTCCGTAAATGCGGGATAGCGACGGGTCTTAATCGGACGATATACACCGACGTCAATCTCGTGACGGTCAGCCGCTTTGACCACCGTCGTGCCTTTCCAGCTATGGCTTAGTGTGGTGACCTGCACTGAAATCCTAATCTCGAGCTTCTCAGTAGACGTAGATCCACTGATGTAATCGTGATCCGGATGGTTTGCTTTGCATGGAGATCCTCCAAACGTCAGGACGCCTGCCATCTTGGGGGTACACGTGAGCTTGTAGCCCGCACTATCGATGATTCGCAGAAGCCTAAGCAGCACCCGAAGTTCGTAAGCCTTTCCTTGCGCGTAGGGAGACCCGCTCGCCTTAGCACGCGAAATGGCTGCTTTCACAGCGTTGAGGATTGCTAACTTACTGATCGTCACAGTCGCGGTCCTCGTGGCGCGTGTTCCTCGCGAGGGTCGTCCGGTGGCAGATATCGAGCGATATAGGCCTCAAGATCTGCCTGCTCGTGATCCGTCAAACGCTGGGGTGATACAGTTGGTAGATGTGACCGGATTGAGCGAACTCGGCGACCTTCTGGTGTCTCAACAGTGTAATGAACGTCCTCCAGTCCGGTGAGACCTTCGACCAGCTTCCCGATCTCACCCAAGGTTTGCGAGAGGGCGTCTTGGGTCGTCACAGGTCTAAAATCGAGAACCGCCGCAAGTGCGGCTGCAGCTTGTGCATTCGTGTCGTCCTCGTAATCAGACATCGCCTGAACAATCGCGGAGCGAAGCGATCTAACAATTTGTGGATCAAGCTCAGACGCAAGGGCTAGCGCCTTCCCTATCTCCCTAATTACCTCTTCACCACCTTGATCTTCTGCCATTCACAACTCCACAGCTGTAGACATTAACGGGCCGCGCGGGATGAACCGCCCGGATTCTCTAAATTCAATTGCCGAAGGTTGCCGTTGGCAATGTTCCTTAAGAGTAAGGCACAGTGCGGTTTGGTTCCATAAGCGGATCGCGCTGGCTGTATCCCGAAGTGTGCGATGACGCCGAAGCTGGATAGTGTCGCTGAATTGGACCATCAGGCACTTAGGTCTGAGCCCTGATACAGATTGATGATATGACTCCAAGTCGCGTACGGGCTGCGAAGAGCACCGGCTACTTTGGTCCGCTTCTGACCGAAAGCGGACATTCGTTTAACCAAGGGTGAAGGAAACTTTTAGGGCCAGGATGGACTTCAACTCTCTCGTTCGCTCGCTTCTATCCGATGCGAAGATGCGCCGTAACAAGCCTCTGCGAGACTAGTGCGCGAGCCAGGTCGCTGACATTGCTCCATGGCCTATGACGTGCCCCGCACCCGCTGGTCAAATGGAACCGCCCTCGGCACCATGGGCACGACCATCTAAGGAGTTCTTCATGCTCTACCAAGATAAGTACGTCGCCTTCATCGACATGCTCGGGTTCTCCGCACTTGTCCAAGAGTCGGCAGCCGACATGAGCAAGCTTGATGAAATAGCAGAGGCCATCGACAGACTAAAGAACACAGCGTGCTGCAACCCAGCAACAGGACTTTTGTTCACTTACTTCAGCGACTGCATCGTCATATCAAGCAGCCGCTCTCCTGCTGGCCTTGCCGACATCCTGAGCTGCATCAGAATGTTGGCCGAGAACCTGCTAGTGGTTGATATATTGATACGTGGAGGGCTCACAGTTGGAAGCATTCATCATGATTCTCAGATGATCTTCGGACCGGCGATGCTGGACGCCTATCGCATGGAATGTAAGGAAGCACGCAATCCCATGGTGCTCGTGAGCGAAGAGGTGCGATCGGATGCTCGCGCTGCGGGGTTAAGCAACCTGTTGACGTGGGATGACGAAGAGCCAGACCGCCACTATGTCCACTATCTGATCTCGTACAGCGCTTATGACTCTAATCCAAGGGCGGGCGTCGTGATTCTCGATAGCCAGGCCGCTCTCATCCGGCATTTCATCGCCAAGAGGCTGCTAGGCGCTCCGGGTAAGATCCTGGATAAAGCCGAGTGGATGGAACGATATTGGAACGAGAAGGTGGCGACAGGTGGAATTCTCGGACGTGTTGACAGGGTCGCAGACCTTGTTAGGCCCAATGCGCGACCATTTCGCAGCAGACTCGCCGTTCTAGCACCGCAACCGGGCGCCACTAGTGTGGACTAGCGAATCAGGCAAGCAGCTGCCGATTCCTTGCAAAGATTCAATTCAATTGGCCATACGGAAGCACGTGCAATCCCTGATGGCAGTCGGGACCACCATCTCCCCATTGCCAGCCGCGTCTGAACCAGCGCCCGGAACGCTTCAGCGGAAGGGGCTGGTCCCTTCCGCTGGTGCCTCCCCTGGTTGCACCGGCTATGCGCGGCCACCACGTTCCCGGACACGTCTCTGCCCCCGTCCTGTTGGGCCACCAGGTGCTCGGCGGTGCATTGAAAGGCTCGGGCCTTACTGGCCTTCAGCCCGAGCTCTGAGGGTGCAGTGAGCCACATCGGCAGGCCGCAATAGAAGCAACGGCCCGATTGGGCGTAGAAGGCAGAAGTGCGAAGGGATCTGCGGCGTTTGGCGGTCATGGATGGCTCCGGAATCGAAGGATTCCCGTGCCCCCATTGGGTGGACCTCGGGCACCCGGAGCCTATTGGCTATGCGGGCACAACACCGGCGCTTTATAGCGACTGGCTAAGGCGTTATAGCTCAGCGCTTGAGCCGCTACAAGGCCCAGATGCCGACCAGAACGGGAGGGAGTCACCGACGCCCAGTTAAGGTCAAAGCTTGGTCAGGGGGCGAGCGACGCGCTTGAGCAGGTGGAGCGGGGCGTGGCGCGTCACCCAGGGAAGTCGCGGTGTTGTAGTCCTGCTCAACCCGCTGAACTGTTCGCACGTTCAGGCCCGAGATCTCGTCTAATTGTTCTTGCGACCAATGTCGCGACTGGCGGAACTGGGAAGTGCAGGCGACAAGCTCTGACCGATCAGGTGCGCAGTTGGGAACTCAAGGGCGAGCTGGATGTGGAGCCAGAAATCGAGGGCGTCTTAGGTGCGGATCCAGGAATCAAGGGCATCTTTGGGGGAGATCTGGAAATCGCGGGCGTCCTTGTGGGGAAATACGGGCGGACAGCTGTGGGATCTGGGGCGTTTCCGTTGTGGCAGTCACCAGAGGCCCAGCCATTGCCATGCGGAGGAGACGAAAGCGCGGACTCGATCCATCCATGATTTCGCATAATGTATATTATGTTCAGATCATCCTGGGGTGGCTGGCACGTCTCTTGCGGCTGCCCCGGCACCTACTCTGGCATGGAGCCTGATCGTGCGTGATCGGAAACTGACCGGCCCTTGGGCCGGTTTTTCGTTTAAGGGTGGCCGACTGGTCACACCCGAGGGCCGCGAGCTGCTGCCGGAAGATCTGGCCTGGCTCTCGCTGACCGCTGCACAGGCGCAGGAATGGCGCCGGATGATGGAGAGCGGCCGCGCGATCGGCAAGCCCCGAAAACCCTTGTCCTTCAACGCCGCCAGCGTGGTGAACCTCTCCGATGCCTTGGCACAGCGCCGGAAAAAGCGGTCGTCGGTCGCGATTGCTGGCCCCGACGCCGAGCCGCCCGCAGCAGTCCTGCCGGCACCGGGGCCGAAACGCCGCCAGCGCGTGTGAGGCGTTTCCCGTAGGGGCGCCGCCCCTACACCCCGGCTACAATGCGCGCAGGACGCCTTGGGGGCCGTATGGAACGCGAACGACCGGAGTACCTGAAACCCATCCCGCACTCGCGCTGGGAGTTTCCTTGGCTCGGCCTGTGGGCCGTGCTGCTACTGGGGATGGCCGGTGCTGGAATCTGGCTGCATCTGAAGACCGGCGACGCCTGGGATGCACGCTTCCGAGCCGAGCCTGCGCCAGCCCAATCAAGCAGTGCTGACCTGGCTCCCCAGCCCGAACCAGTGCCCGACCGGAAGGCAGCGTTGGCGGAGATTCGCGCACGCCGAGAGCAGGCGGAGATCGAGGCCAGACGGGAGCGCCAAGGACTGCGGTGCATAGGCGGCGTTGCATTTCGCCGCATTCCTGGAGGCTGGGAGAACGTGCCGGGCGAAACCTGCCGGTGAGCGTTTAGTTCTTCCCGCGCGCCTGCTGCCGCGCGAACGCCCGATCCATCCATCGGGCAACCCAGTAATGAAGATCGAAGTAGCGGCGCATGCTCATGGCCGCAGTATAGGCGCCAGCAGCCCTATGCATGCAAGGTGGGCGACGTAGTAGCCGTAGAACGCCCACCGCCCACGCGGGAGCGGCCACGCCGAGTGGGATAGCCCCACGGCCACCGGAATGGCCGCCAGCGACCACGGGTTGCCGTTGAAGACACACAGAGGCGCAAACGCGGCCAAGGTCAACAGCGGCCGCCCTGTGCGGAATCCCAGCCATGCCAGAAGGACGAACCCTACCCCGGCCCACTGGTAGTCCACGACCAACGGCAGCACCCCCGCGGCCATCACAACCACCGAGTTTTCCCGCCGTTCAACCGCATAGATCACCAACGCAGACAGCGCGAAGGTCAGCAGGATGTTCAGCGGCAACCAGTAGCCGAACGTCAGCGCGTGCACGGGCTGCGCGATGACACCCCACATCGCCAACCTGCGAACGGACTTGCCCACGTCTGCGCCGGGCTGGGCGAGGTTGTACGCCATCACCAGCGCGAACAGCGGGAAGGCCACCCGCCCCGCTTCGCTGAGTCCAGGCACGTACCCGCCGTAGATCACCTTGGCGACGTGATCCCCGGTCATAAGGATCACGGCCAGCCACTTCAACAGTTCGCGCGCGCTACTGGTCACAGCTTGTTCGGCCCCGGCGCCGTGGTCATGTAGGAATCAGATCGATAGGACGGCGACTCTGGAAACGTGCCCATGGAACGTTCAACATGCTGGGCAACCCCCCCGACAGATCCCGTTGCTGCACCCGGCCGAGATCGATCGAGATCCTCAACACGCTGGGTGCTGCGCTCTTCTGAACGCTCTCGATAGGGGTTATAGACCGGCCCGTTCCGAGCCAGCGTGCGGCATTCCGGCTGACTCAACTCATATGCGGTGCCCTGCTCCGTCAGACACCGGCAGCTGGCCTCCTGTCGCACGCCCTGCGCATCCAGCCCTTCCAGCGACGACATACACACCAACTGCGGATCCGAACGCGCCTGCCGCTCATCAAAGACCGGCGCTGTCCAGGGCATGGTACTGATGCGCGGCAGGTGATCCTTGGCATATGCAGCGGCAGTCGGCCAACGCGGCGCATCTTCCTTGGCTCCCGCTGGATGGAAGGGCGAAGGGGCCGCATCGGCTGACGCCGATTGCGTCCCCTCTTTCCCCTCGCCACCGGCGAAGCTGGAGGGACGAAGCGACGTGTATGCCAGATAGGCGAAAACGATGGCAGCAACCGCCAGCACCGGCAACAGCATCACCTTGAAGGGAATGCGGGCCTTGATCGTGTGTACCTCAGCAGACTTGTACTGACCGAAGACCTGCGAGGGCAGCAACCGGGTCGTGCGCTGCGCCATGTCGCGCTTCGCCAGCGATTTGATTTCTTCGTTCAACTCACCCCAGCGGTAGACGTCGAGCATCTTTGTGCCGAAGCGACGGACCACGTGCGCGTGTGATCCGATCAGGCCGCGCACAAACGGATACAGCTGGTTCGGCTGCTGCGTGGTCCATACGAAGTCCAGGCCACGATGGCGATGCTCAGCTAGCTCGAGAACATGCCGCGGCGTCTGCTGGCGGGTCGCGTCATGAAGGTGCCCGAACCACTTCCACGCCTCATCGACAAAGACCAGCGACCCATCTGGGACGATGTAGTTCCCCTCGGCGTCCTTGTTATTCCAGTGGCGCGGATCATCCAGAACTGTCGCAAGGCCGGGGTCAAGTCCGTCGATGCCAGCAGCGAATATCGGCCGACTCGCCGCCTTTGCTTCGGCGACAAGGCGCTCCATCATGAGCGCCGTCTTGCCATTGCCCGGCTGACCGGTGAAGAGTTCGATAGGCATGTCAGGTCCGCTTCGTCAGGAACGTTTTTGCGGCACCCACGGCGAACTTCGCGGTCGCCGCCGACGCGATCATGGTGCAGGCCACGTCGAACTTCATGAGTCCCGCGTAAGCAACGACCAGCGCGCCGAACTCGCCGCCGGGCGCACCTGCGCGCATCGCCTGTTCCATCTGATCAATCCATGGCTGCACCAAGAATTCGTTGGTTGCCCAGGACAAGCCCAGCCACACCATGGCTTCAGCGACCCATGGGCCCCACTTGGAACGGAATAGCGCTGCAAGCGCGGTCAGCAATGTGCTGATGAGCATTGGCATGATCAAGCGTCCCTAGATGCGATGATGCGAAGCGAGGCCAGGGCGGCGAGCCCCATCACGAAGTAGCCCCCGAGAATCAGCCAGTTGCAGAGCGGTGCTGTGTTGATCTGGATAACATTTCCGAACACTTCGAAGCTGGGCGGCTGCGGGCACGTACGCCCCCAGCCGTATCCGCCCGTATCAGGCTTCACCGGCGTGCCGCTGCGCGGCGCCCAGACGTCGGAACTGGGCCGATCCGGCGCCGTTGTGACTGCGCCGCCGGTGCCGGTCAGGGCGTCACGAATCGCCTTGACATCAGCGTTATCGCCGCCGCCACTGCCACTGCCACTGCCCTGCGCCATCTTTTCCAACGCACAGGCCGACCGCCACTGCATTAGAAGGCCGGCGTACTCCATCGCGTCGCACTTCTCCCCCGTGCAGACGGGCATAGCGCTGCACAGGCCACCAGCTATGTTTCGGTTCTTCCGGGTATTGCAGTCGATACGCCACTGAATTCGCGCCTGCCCGCACATGATCGGCGAGCCGCTGCACGCAGGCGGGGCGCTGCAATCATCGCCGCCACTAAACGACTCTTCGTTGACGGGATCAGGGTTGCCGTCATTATCAGCGTCCTTCTTACAGGTCCCATCCGGCCCGCGGACTTCTCCCTTGGCGCACTGACCATCGCCGGGCAGACATTTGCCATCGGGCGACCGTACGTGGCCTGCAGGGCATTCGTTGTCCTTCTTCTTGCAGGTTCCGTCTGCCTGCTGCGCCATGCCTTCCGGGCACGGCTCCGGAGCGCACTGACCCAGAGAGTTCGGGTTCTTACCACCTGCACATTCGTGCTTGGGCGGTTCGCACACACTAAGGGCCACGTTCCAGTAGTAGCCCGCGTTCGCCATTGCTGGTGACTCGCAGTTCTTTCTTTCATCTTCCGGGCAGACGGCGCCGGTAGGGGACCAAGTGAAAGACGAATCAGCGTTCTTGCCCCAAATTCCGTCGCAGCCGTTGCGACACCCAACGCTCCCGCTCCGAGCAGAACCACCAGTACTTGACCAAGGGCCGGTGCCAGTATACGTGGGTTCGACATCGCAACCCTTGGTCCATGTGTATGTACGGTAAAAGCCCGTCATCCATGAATCATTGGGAACGGACTTGTACTGGAATTTAGACTGGATACTCTTGCCGCTACTTCCAACGGGCACACACTCCAAATTCTGATTCGCATAGTCCTTACGAATGGCGACATAGGTTGCAAGCTCAGAACGACACGCCGCATAGGCTTGAGGCTGAGTGCAAGCCGCGGACTGATTTGCGCATTGCTGAGCCTGTGCGTGGGCATCATTGAGACCTAGCCAAGCCAGTACCATGGCGACCAAAACATAGGCGATGCGGCGGACTATCGCGGAGGCAAACGCGCGTGCAAGCCAGTGCATCAGCTGAAATCCACGAAGATGATCGCGCAGGCCACTAGCCATGCGCACAGCCAAATCCACCCTTCCATCCCAAGCCCCCTACCCTGTCCAGGGCGTTAGAAGACCGGGGGGAGGGAGTCGGCCCTGCCCCCCGGTTGCCGTTACATCGCGCGGCGCACCCACTTGTAGACCTTGATGCCGACCAGCACCAACAGCACAGCAGCGCCGATCTGACCGACCGGGCCGAGCGCGCCGTTGATGGACGTGACCACCGGGCCCACGTCCACGCCACCACCACCCGACGCGAACGCCGGAGCCGACGCCAGTGCTGCGGTACCAACAGCCGCCAACGCGGCGCTCTTGCCCTTCAGGGCCTTCAACATCTTCTGCATGTGTCCTCCTAGGACTGTTCGATTTTTTTGCGAATGAGCCGGAACACGTACGCGACAGCCCACAGGAGCGCGATCTTTGCGCCGATGGCCTGTGCATCCTCAATCGGCAGTTCCGGCAGCAGCGCCGGTTGAGGAATCCAGATCACAGCCGTGCAGGTCCCCGTGGCCGTGTCCAGGTCGGCTTCGCGGCAAGCAGGGATCAGCACGGCCATGGCTTACGGCTTCGCCGGAACAGCTGCGGCCTTCGCCTGCAGCGGAACGAGGTCGACGTAACGCTTCAGCACCAGATCGCCGTACTGGCTCTGTGCGAAGGACTGGGGGTCAATGTCGTACTCACCCGGGGTGTACGGCGGGCGCGAGCCAAGGCCGACACGGAACGGCAGTTCGAAGCCGTTCCCCAGGTCGAGGCCAACGGTCTGCGAGCGGTTGATGGTGTTGGTCTTGCTGTTGTGCCGTTCTTCGACGGCAGCGGACTTTACGCGGCAGATAGGCATAGTTCTTCTCTCACATAGCGATGGAGTGGTTCACCCTTGGCAATACCGCGAAACCGTCCGGGGTGACCGTCACGGAGGATGCGGCTCTCTGCGAAGTCGGCCCATGAATCGCCGAGCGCTCCGCGAAGGACGTTGAGGAAAGGCCCTACCTGTCGATGCGCCCACTCGATACCGGCTTCGACAGAGGTTTCCACTTGCTTTTGCAGCGTGCGCAGGCGCGTGCACACGCCGGTAATGAGGTTCTGCAGGGCGCTGTAGGAGCCGCGCAGGTATGCGCCGGGGTTCAGCAACACATCCAGCGGGATTTCCATGTGCTTGCCGTACAGGCGCACTTCCGCGCGCACCCAGCGCGAGGACGGCAGGCCTTCGGCTTTCCCCTTCTCGTATACGCACAGTTCCTTGTGGCCTTTTCCGCCGACATAGAGCGTGCAGCCGGTGTTGTGGCCTTCATCGGAAATGAAGCGGTGACGCGGGGGGCATCCGCCCTCGGTAAAGCCACCCCGCGCGGCAACCTCGCGGAGCGCATGCACGTCCAGGCGTTCGCCTTCGTAGTCGTCGTGCGCGCAGTCAATGCGGGTAATCTTGGCGTCGAGCATGGAGCACTGCTTGAAGACGCGCGGCCAGTCACGAATCCACTTGCAGCCCATGCCAGTGAGGCTGAGGCACACGGTGCTCTTCTTGCCGCCGATACCGACGCGGCCGACCACCTCATTCTCCCGGTCGATCAACACCGCGGACTGCTCGTAGAAGTTCCAGTTCTTCTCACGAATCGCACCGGCAACAACTTCGCCACGGAAACCGAAGATGCGGAACAGCAAGAGGTCCAGCTTCTTGCAGTTCACTTCCTCAAGGGCAGAGAGCGGGACCACAATGGTCAGGTAGTCGATAATTGCGTCCTGCTGACCCTTTTGGCCCGTGTTACTCCCCGGGCCAATCTCCGCCGCCGCCCGCTGCCCCTTTTGACCGGGCGAAAGCGGGGAAAAGCCCCCTGCCCCGCCCTCTACAGCCATCCTGAAACGAGCGCGATCAACGGCCATTGCCTGCCCCCTTTCCACGCAGCACGAACACCAGCGACCAATAAAGACCGGTAAGCAGCACGCCGCCCAGCACGGCGACAACAAACGGATCGCGGAGGAGCTCGCGGAACTGATCAATGGCCATTGGCCACCCCCAGGGGAAGCATGAGCGGCAGCTGATCCACATTGCTCCACTGGTCGGCCATCGCATCGGCGATGCCCTGGAAGGTGCGGGAACGCTCCTTCCAGCGGTCCGGCCCCGGCGCCATGCGATGCACACGCTCTTCGCGGCCGGCAACGACGTTCGTTGGCACCAAGTGCGGGAGGTTGATCAGCCACAGGCAAGTGGTCTTGCGCTCACCGTGACCAAACTGCCATGGGTGAATCACCTGCGACGTGGGTGCAATCCGGTTGGCCACGATAGAAATGGGCTGCTCCAGGGCAATCCGCGGAATCGGGGCGTTGAGCAGCAGGCGGACGAAATCCAAGGCCTCGGCCTGCTCCTTCTGCTTATCTTTGAACCAGCGCGCACCGGATACAGCCAGATGGGTGCACGGCGGATGGGCGATAAGCAGATCCCAACCGTCATACAGCACATCGCGCACGTCGCCTTGGTAATGTGGGCCTGGCACTTCGGTCGGCAGAAGGTCGCAAGACATGGCATCCACGCCGCGGCTGCGCAGCGCGTCTCGGACCCGGCCCGAATACTCACAAGCAACGAGAGCCCTCATAGGGCGGTCACCGATCATGGAGCGCCTCCCGCTTTGACTGGTACGCAGCTTCGTCCTGGGCGGACCAGTCCGTAGCGGCCAGTTCGGCGCGTGCCCGGGCTACGAAGGCCGCTTCGTGTGCGCTACGACGGGCAGACTCCCCGCGCCGGTCGAGGCACCACGAAACGAGTTTGGCGCTACCAATCGAAACAGCCACGATGGCCGCCAGCAGCACGAAGGCAATGAACGGATCGATCATGCCGGAATCCTCGGGTGCTCATGGGCGAGGCACGCGAGCAGCAGGCGATGACACTTGACGCTGCGTGCGAACAGGCCGTTGCCGACCCATCCAAGGCGGTCGCCGGAAAGTCTGGCGAACTCGAAGCCCCTGCACTGCGGGAAGGTGCGCTCCATGACCGGCACCGAGCACAGCTGGTCGTGGAAGGTATCGATGAAGCGCGCCAGCTTGCGCGCCTCGCGGTACTCAGCAGTCCATGCCGCACGTGCGGTGTTCAT